GTTGTAGATGCGGAACTCGGCATTGCTGTCGGTGTTGGGCGTGAACTCCAGGCACGCGGTGCCGTCATACCAGCCCGTCGCGTTGTGCGTGATCGTGCCGCTAGATTGCACGGCCAGGATGCCAGCGCTGTTGTAGCTGCCCGCACCGCTGAAGCTGGCGCCGGCCGGCAGGCCGCTGACCGCCATCAGGTCGAATGCCTCGGCGCCCAGCATGCTGCGCACGCGACGGCCTCGAACCCCAGCCCCTGACACCAGGGCTTGCGTTGCTGCGACTTGGGCAGCAGTTAATCCCCCCGGGGTTGGCAGCTCTGGAAGAACCTGCGGAACATCCTTCGCCCATCCAGAGTCCACAGCTGTTTTTGCCCATGCGGTCGTAACGGAATAGCTAATCCCCGTCTTAAGCAGTGTTCCATCGGTATAATACCGATTAGTTTTCATTAAAATGGTGGCCATCCCCGTAGGGGCGTTCATAGGGGTCCCGACATACTGCTTTGCAGAATCCGCAGAGAAGGATTGAGTAGTCATTTAACGTCTCCAGGACTTGAAGAAACCGAATTTATCCTGCAGAAGCACGATGATCTGAAGGACGGTGAAAACCAGCGCGGCGAATACCCCGAGGTTCGAGAGTGTCAGCGAGCCGATGAAATAAACACACCAGGCAAGGACGATTTTAGCCAATCCTAGGGTAGTATCGGTGTCAGGGGGTTGAATGTCGTTCATGCCCAAAGCCTAAGGTTATCAATTCCGATAAAGGCCACGCTGAGAAATTCGATCTTAGCGATGGTGCCGGAGAGGGTGGGGAACCCGGTGCCGCCCAGAGTAAATGTGCCTTGGTCAATCCATATCCAAGCGCCTCCTGCGGGGAGGATGACTAACGTCGCTTGAGCGGCTAAACTGTCAGTGACCCGAATGGTAACGCCTTCCGCAGCAGACGCCCTCCAAAAAGAGAAATTTCTGTATCCCATCGCCGGATTCACATCTATCGTCAAATCGAAGCCGAAGATATTCCAAACGGAGGTGAACGACGAAGGCACCGGATCGGTTTCACTGGGATTATCCGCAGTGCAGGTCGCGTTTGAAAATGTCAGCCCAAGGCTGTTCAGATATGCCCCGGGCACCGCTGAAAATCCGGGGCCCGCGCCCAAATCTTCGAAGGTGAGAATCCCTGTATCCGGGCTAGAAGCCGTTGGGGCGAATAGCAATGGTTGAGCAAGGACGTGCATTTTACGTCAACCCCGTTCCAGTGATAATCCACTCCGTCGCGGTAATCTTGATCGCCGTCGCGGTCCCATTCGCCGCGAGGGTTCGGGAACCCGTCGTTCCGGCGCCTGCGAGCCGCATCGTATCCGAGGTAATCGCGATGGTGATAGCCCCCGCACCGTTTTGGTTAACGAAGGTAATCGCGGTCCCGATAACATACGGCACGGAGGCATTCGCGGGAATCGTCCAGACCCGGGCGGTTGTATCCGCTGAAGGGTGCAGGATATGATACCCCGCATCCCCCGCAACAAGAGTGTATGCCACGGATTTCGAGTTCTGCGGGATGACACCGACGGCGATTCCCAATCCAATCGCTTGGGAATATTCCACATACTGTCCCGCAGCCGTCGCCGCCGCAGCCCCGGTATGTTTGAATCCCCCCATCGGGAGATTAGCCGTTGGGACATTCTCCCCGTTCTTTGCGATGGACGCGGTAATCCCCGCAGCCAGGTCCGAGGTCAGGCCGTTATACCTTACCGCGTCAATGATGTTTCCGTTAACCTCTGGCGAATACAGGGGGTTAAGGACAAACTGCCCAAGGCCGTTCCATGCCATTATCTCTGCTCCAGTTGGGGAGGATTGGTAATCCCGCCTTGGAGAGCGCCCCAGGCGGAAAGCTGCCGACGAACGGCAGGGTTGAACATCGCGATTCGCTGAAGCTCGCGGATGATCCCCGGGTCCGGATTTCCCCCGAGAAGCCGGGCGATTTCGCGTTGGGTATCGCGCTCGGATTTCCCAGTGAGCATCATGTCGAGGGTTCGGAACGGACGAATCGCAAGCTGCCCGGAGTTGGGAATGGGCAAACCTCCCGCAATGCCAGCCGGGGAAAGCTTTTGCAGTTCGTCGGCTGCCCGGAGAGGCGCCAGCACCCGAGGAGTATTCACTCCACCGGCGTCCAGCAGCGCGATGAGATTCGCCTCAGCGCCGGAACCCGGCATTCCCCGAAGGTCTTTCCCCGGATTCGTCGAGCCTTTGTGCCGTTTGTTTTGCACCAGGGCTTGCGCGATATCCCGAGGGGAAACCGGCTGCCCGCTGGTGAGAATCGGGGAACCCAACTCCTGCGCCGTGCGGGTGACGGTCTGCGGGGAATTCCCCTTGAGCACGCTTTCCATTCGGGAAATCGGCGTCTGCCCTGCGGAGAGGGGATTTTTATCCGCAAGGGAGCCAAGCGGGCCTTGCTTAACCCCCAGCAACGCTTGTTGGCCTTGGGCGAATTCCGCCATCCCCTGACGGTAGATCGGGGAAATTGCAGCAATGCCCTGCTCCGCGTCACGAATCGCATTGTTCATCGCGGCAGCACCACCGACCGGCGGCTGCATCGGATTCTTCGCGGCGGTTTTCAGGTCTTTGATCGCGTAGCTGAGTTCTTGGAGATTGGTAATCGGCTGCCCTTGCTGGTTCAACAGCCGGGCCGCGACTTCGCGGTAAGCCTGGGCAACGGCTGGGCGTTCCGCCATATTCGCAGCCGTCTGAAGCTGGGAGTAAAGGCTAAACACCTGCGGAGCGGAAACCATCTGCCCCCGGAAAAGCTGATCCAACCGAGCCGAAAGCATCTGCTTCTGCTGAAGGATATTCGCAGTCGCAGCACCACCTGCCTGGTTCGCCACAGTATTCGGGTCAACCGGAGGGCCGATTCGCGCAGACGCGGTTTCCCCCAGGCCCTGTAGGTCATCTTCCCGATTCCGCAGCCGCTGGGCAAGTGCCTCACCCCCCCGGGTGTTATTCGCTTTCCCAGCGAGGCCCAGGATTCGGCCTTTGCCCGGAAACGCCTCAGCCACTGTCCAAGTCGTCGAACCCGAGTCCTTGAAGTTCTGGAGATTCCGATTCGCTGCCGCAAAGTCAGATTCCGGCAGCCCGGCGAGTTCCCGACGGATATCCGCCTGGGCTACCGACTGCTTCGGGCCGGAAAGAAACCCCGCAGCACCACCTCCGAGAACCGAGCCAGCAAGCTGTCCGGCGCCTTCTGCGAAAGACCCCGCACCCGAAAGAGCCCGACGACCTAGTTCTCCACCCAGGCCACTGCCGGCGCCGGTAATCGCCGTTGCAAACGGACCCGCCATCGGCAGGGAAAATGAACCCCCGATTCCCTCGAAAGTTTTCCGTCCAAGAGCTTGCCCGGGGGTTTCATTCGGTTGAATGGGGATCAGGCTTTCGATATCCTTCCGAACATCGACCGGAGGGGTTTTCGACTTCGGTGCCCCGAAGCGCTCCGCATCGTTAAACGCAGAGGCGCCTTCAGCGAGTCCGGCAAGACCGCTCATTAAGCCCCGGGGAATCGCTTTCACCAGCTCCAGGCCTTGCTTCGCGGTTTCCCGGAAAGCCTCCTTCCCCAGCGTTTTCGGCTCGGGGACCTCAACCGGGACGGTTGAGCCGTCAGGAAGTTCGACTTGGACAATCGCCATTATTGCGCTCCCGGGACTTTGATATTCCCGAAATACCGCTGGAATTCCTCCAGGGTATAAGCCGTTCCGTTCGCGGGTTTAGGCACGCCTTTCGGGGGGGCCGCCTGCGCGCTGGGGCGCTCAATGTAGGAATACCGATTCGTCCCCGTCCCGGTTTCTTTGTACTTCTTCGGATCAGCGACGAAGTTCCAGCCCTGGGGAAACGGATACGCCACGGGGAAATTATTATCCCGGGCCATCGGGAGTTTCCCAAGGCCCTGGTAATCCGAATTTAGCCCAACGAGCAGGTTGTGATTCGCCATCGCGGAGATGTCCGCCAGACGTTGAATGGCTTCCTTCGTCCAGGAGACTTTACCCGAAGAGGCCAGCTCCAGGAAGGGGCGCTCCTTTTCCGTGATAGCCCCGGGAAGCCGCTTGACGTTTTCCAACGTCGAACCGGCGAGAGCGGACATGAGGCTTTGGGTTTTCGCCGCCGAATCTGGGCCGGTGAAGCCCATTTTCGCCCCGAGAGCTGCTACGCCCTCAGCCACGCCTGCGCCAAAGCCGGTAATCGTTGCCGGGTCCGAGAGGAGCCCTTGGATTTGCTTCGCGGATTCCAGACCGGAAATCGCCTTCTGAGCGGCGCCAACAACATCCCCGTAACGCTCAGGGAGCTTCCCGCCGAGAGCTTTCGCGGCTGCGGTTTCCCCAGCGTTGTCGATGTTGGTGACGTTCCCCTTCGGCTCGAAGGAAAGATGCGAGACGCCTTTCCGGTCTTGGGTGTATCCATACCCCGCGCCGCTCGGAGAAGTCCCGAACTGCGGGCCCGGCAGCGGAGTCGGCTTGTACTCTCCAGGGATTTTCCCCGCAGCCACAGCCCCCGCAGCAGCCGCAGGGTCGGTTTCTTTCAACGCGCCGGAATACAACTCGATCTTCTTCAGGCGTTGGTCGTTCAACGCCTTAGCCAGGGCCTGTGTTTGGGAAAACTTTCCCTGCAAGCCGAGGGAAAACTGCTGATCCTCCGGAGCCGAAAGAACCCCGGACAGCTCCTTCCGCATGTCCTCACCAGCGCGCGTTTGAACCGCGGAGATATCCGCCGCACCCTTCGCGTCCATATGCGTCCCCAGCATGCCCGAAGCGGTATTCGCCAGCCAGGCAAGTGGAGAAGTCTTTGAGGCCATTTTGCCTTGGCTTTGCGCACCCTGGAATCCCATGGCCTGCTTTTGCAAAAGCTGGGCAAGCATCCGCCGGCGATTCGCGGCTTCGATTTCCGCCATGTACTCCGGGGGAAGTCCGCCGGGGAGAAGGTTATTTTGGTCAGCCATAGATTACCCCAGGTACATGCCGAGAGCCAAAGCAAGCTGCGAAAGGGCTTGATTCCTCGAATTCGCGGAGCCGACGTCGGCGTTATACTGCCCGAGTTGATTCTCGTAAGCGAGTTGCTGCCCGGTTTTCAGCGAGTTGAGTTCGTTCAGGGGCTGGTTTCGCTCCTGGAGAAGCTGCGCGAGGGTCGAGTTCGACGCGTTGTTATTCAACTGCGCGTTAGACAGCTGATTCCCGAACTGCCCCTGGCCGATGTTGTAGCCCTGGAGAATCGACGAATCCCGAGCCGCGCCGTAGGCTTTGTTCTGCTGCTCGCCGAAGATGCTCATCGCCCGTTCGTAGCCGGGAGTCCCGGGGATAAACCCCTGCTCCGCAAGACGAGCTTCCATGCCTTGTCTTTCCCGCTGAAACTGCGGATCGAGCATGCGAGTCTGGGCGGAATACGCCGCTTCCATGGCCTGTTGGTTGATCTGGGCCGCATCACCAGCGGAGGTTTTCAACCCCGGCACGCTCGAATAGTCGAAGGCTTTCGACATAGACCCGTCTTTGCCGTAGAGCTGCTCGGTCAGGCGCTGGATAAGCGCGTCGTTGGAAGTCCCACCTGCGCCTGCGCCCGAGCCCGAGCCCGGGAGCGCGGGTTTATCCGGAGTTCCGCCAAGCAGCGTTGCCGCGCCAGAAGCCCCGAGAGCCGCGAGTTGGGGGTTTTCTTTGATGAAGGATTTAACCCCGCTTAGGGCCGAACCGATCTGCGAGGTTAGGCTGCCCCCAGCAGCTCCGGGGAGGGCGTTCTCGTAAGCCGCGACGGATTCCGGAGGAACGGCGAGAGAGCCAAGACCGGCCGCACCAGAGCCGAGGCCGGCCACATCGGGGGTAATCGCAGAAACCTCCGCCGCAGTTGGGCCGAATTCCGCACCGCTAGCCGCAAGTGCCTCCGCGCCCGCGTTAGAGAAAAGACCGGCTCCAGCACCTGCCGAGCCGATCGAAGGAATGCTAGGCGTGATGGCGGCCAGCTCCGAAGCCGTTGGAGCGGTCAAGCCCGACAGTTCCGTGGTCAAGAATGGATTGCCACTCATTGCACCGATTTGGCTCTCCGGCAGCGCCGCAGCCTCTGCACCCAAGCCGGCAGCTGCGTTAACCGCCGAGAAAGCGCCCAGGCCAAGCAACCCGACCCCGAAGTTAAAGAAACCCGAATCATCGGATGCATAACTCTGCTCCGATATGCGCTTGCCAGTTGAGTCAGTGATGAAGGCATTAACACCGCCGATACCGTTAATACCGACGCTTTCGCCCCCAAGTTGGTAATTATTCGATGTTAGCCAGTTTTGAAAATCCGGATTAACGGATCGGACAGGCGACTGATCGCCGCCAGGAGAGATATTATCGACAGTATCCCCCCACATGCCACCACCAGAGTAGCCAAGGGCTTTGGCCTTGTCCCGGATAAGCGCAGCGAGATTCACGGCCCCCAGGGCTTCGGGCTGCCGAGCCATTATTTCGGAATCGTAACTCCAGTTAGCGTTAGGGTCATTAAACCAAGCTCGCGGGGCAGCCGTCGGAGGTGGGGGCGTACCAGTCGGGGCGTAAGGATTAGCCGCCGGAGGCGCATAAACCCTGGCCGGAGGGGCGCCAAGACCGATAGTTGCCGGTGCGGGAGTTTCCCCTGGGGCACGAACGGGCTGAATAGTCTTCTGCCTGGTGGGGTTAAACCCGCCAGCAAGTTCAGAGTCGCGGTCTTGGAAGGCGTAAGCCATTGGGATCATTGGGATTCCTAGCGAGTAGAAACCCCGCCAATGGCTGTGCGGGTGGAGATTAGGCGCCCGGGTGTGGCCCGAGAAACCTGCCGTATTGCGCGGCGTGAGGGGATGTTAAGCGAAACCCCGGGAGTAGTCAAACCCCGGGTTTAACCTTACAGCGAGCCCGAAGGGACGAGGAGGTTATCTGCGCCGAAGTACTCGATGGAGGCGTTATTCGTAACGACTTGGAGGTAGAAAGCTTTCCAAAGCGTGTGATCGTTGGGGACGGTATCCCAATCCTGGGCAACGCCGACCCCGCCGGTCCAGACAGCAGTTCCGAAAAGGCTCACACCCCAGATCGCGGCGGAGATATTTCCCGAGGGGCGCTTTAGAGTGAGTTCTCGCGCATCTGCGAAGTTCTCTGCAAAGCCCATGGCATAGGTGAAGCCGCCGTTGTTCGAGAGATACGGCTTTGTGAGTTCGATGTGCTTATTCTGCTGCATCCCGAAGCGAGAATACGCCTGAAGTAGCGTTGCAGTGATGTTAACCCCCTCGTCGGAAACCCCGAAGACTCGTTTAATCCCGTTCGAAGTTCCGAAGTAGATTTCCTTCCCCATCCGCGCGAAGCAGAGGGCGTCCCAGCCGGAGTATACCGACCAAGCCCCGGTCTGCGCGTGCATGACAAACTGCTTCCGAACCGGCGTGGCGGGGATGTTCACCAAAAGCATAGGCTTAATAGGATCGGAGATAATCTGCCAACCCTGGTTCGCCGCGTAGACTCCGGCAGCTTCGGAGAAAGCGGGTTTAATCCGCTCGGAAACCGCATTCGTCCGGGAGATAGCAGTACTCTGAACCGCGGAAGACATGGGGTAGATGCCTTCTTCCGTTAGGATGAGAAGATCCCCGCCACTACTGGAGAGGGGGGTTTTTCCCAGCGGCCGAGGGAGTTGGTAGACCCCCGCCGGAGCCCAAGTCGCGGGGTCATTGCCGACGAAAACAGCCGCCTCGCCGTTGGAGGTTAGGACAACCAAGCGGTCATCCCCGCCGGTGCCGGAGTCCAGAGTCCAGGTTCCGAGGGCGACGATATATCCCCCGCGCTTAAACGTCGCGGAGAAGGTATAGGCCGTCGGAGCCCCGGAGATTGCGTTAGGGGCGAGGTATTCGATATTCAGCGAGTTCTTCTCGACGAAGAAAAGCCTTTGGCGATAAAGCTCGACGTAGTTATACTTCGTCGTCGCAACAGCGCCTAAAACCGCGACGGAGGACCAAGTGGTTCCGTCGTATTGCTTCATCGTGTCTACGCCATTCACGAGAAAGAAGTAATTCCCCGCGCCGGTGTTAATCCCAGCGGAAATGCACTTTCCATCGGTTAGGGCAATAGCCGCAGCGCCGATAGCCCCCGCGAGGGTAGCATCATAGACCCCGGAGGAATTCGTGGCGAAAAGCTTTTCCCCGCCTGAAACAGCGGAGTAAACGTGGAGACGATCTACCTGCGAGGCAAATCCTGTTGCGTGACTGATGTAGCCATCCCGAACCTGCAAACCCGAAGGCGCAGGGAACCAGTTCTCCAGGACCAGCGCAGAGTTTTCCGACATTCCCATAACCGGGGAAACCGCGTCGAGCCCTTTTACCGGAGCGGGGAGGGTATAAGGGCGATTCGCCTTAGTCCGGGATTTCTGCTTAAACATTCCAGCTCCCCGAGGGAATGACAATCCCCGGGCGCATCTGCGGGACGCCAGGGGTTAGCGAAAGCTTCGCGGAACCGTCTTTGACGATATTCGCGGCAACGGCGGAAATATAGGAGTTGTAATCGTCCTCCCAGCCGGCCTCGCCTTTGGCCTTTCGCCACTTGTACTCCAACCCCCGGCGGACAACGATATCCGGGAAAAGAAGCGAATCATCATCCGCGGCGATGTTCTGCCGCGTGGTAACCCCATCTACAGCGAGAACCGCGTATTTCGTGCGATAGATTCCGGACCAGGTTTCTCCCGCGACAGCGGCCGGGGAAACGTACAAATGCCCGCCGGTAATCCAGCAGGTGTATTCCGGACCAGGGTTTGGCAGAACTTGGGAATACTGCCAGCGTTCCTCGGTAACCGGACCGAGGATTCGAACCTTGCGGGTTTCGTTCCAAAGGGTATTCGCCTGAAGGCCATGATACCCCGGGCCAAAAAGCGTTGTCAGAGCCCCTTGATCGGAACCCGCCACCGAGGTCCAAGAGCATTTCAGCTCCTGAGATGGCCAGTTATACTCCGAAAGGTCTCCAACCAATTCGCGGACAAGCGCCCGGAATTGTTTGATCGACTTCTCCGAGGAACCAACCAGCGCCGTCGGAGTCGGAAGCCCGATTTTGTCGGTCAGGTCTTGAACAATCGTCAGCACTGTGGTCATAGGAAATTACGCCTTGATGAGGGGGTTTTGAGCGGCTTCCTTCGGAACCAGTTTCCGGAGGTTGTCGATTTCCGCAGCTTGCGCGCGGGTCAGGTCGGTGAGAGCCGTGACCTGGATCAGGAGTGCGTTGAGTTGTTCCGCGACTTTCCCGTGGTCCTTCGCGGAATCCAGCCAGGCCTGGGCCTTTTGCTTGAAGGAAAGCGCGCCGGTGCCGATTGCGCCGAATTCCGTTTCCGGGAGCTGGGCGAGGTCTTCGACGGTGCGGATGCCGGAAGCAATCAGGTCTTTCTGGGCCGCCGGGGAAAGCACCGGCCAGCCTTTGATCGGGGTTCCGTTCTCCGGGGCGACTTCACCCGCGAGCCAGGACTTGTAGGACGCGGCGAAGCCGTCAGCCCAGGTTTGGGGGATTTGGCCGGTCTTGGCCTTGGCCTTGAGGCCGGAAATCCAGATGGCGGCTTCTTGCTCGAAGGTATCCCGAGAGCCCGGGCGCATGACGATGGCGAAATCCACGTCTTTCGAGCCGTAAAGGCCCTCGCCGATGCTTTTCGAGCGGTCTTCTACAGCACGGCGCTCGAAGGTGACGTAAGGGGGGCGTTCGTTGTCTACGGACATTTTGGCAGCTTTCTGAGGTTTTTAGGCAAAAGAAAAAGGGGAGAGGTTTCCCCCTCCCCTCGGGGTTCGCAGATTAGGTGATCTGCGATTGGAACACCGGGTTGTTCATGTGAACGATGCCGAAGCCGGTGTTCGTCAGGGTCGCGGTAACCGTACCCGAGGCCGTGGCGTTGACCGGAGTACCGACAGCCGAGCCGATGACGACTTCCACGCCATTCGGATCAATACTGGAGATAACCGAGCTGCCGGGAATACCCGTGCCGGAAATCGCCTGGCCGGGGTACATGCCGGCGACGTTCGCCATCTTGACGCGGGAACTGCCATTTCGCGTGGTGACCGAACGGGTGAAGGTCGAAGCCGCCGCGATGGTGCAGAGGGCGCCCAGGATTTGGACGCCAACCGCCGCCGTGGGGGTAGCCAGACCGGCGGTGCCGCCGAAAACCCGGCCGGTGGTGGCAGCCACGGCGTACTTCACCGGGCAGACACCTTGGGCGAGAACAAAGCCGAACTGTTCCGTGGTCGAGCCGGCGGCGAAGTTGGTGACCGCGACGAAAACAGGTTTCCCCGAGTTCGCTTCGGAAGCCGCCGTTGCGGAAACACGGAAGTTCTTGTCCATCACCACGAGGGTGCCGGGGAGAATCGCCACACCCACGTTGCCGACGTAAACCAGGGAGCAAACCCCCCAATTCGCGACGTTGGCGGTGGTGTCGTAGTCGGTGGCCGCGGCCACGACGATGGTGCCCAGGTTGCGATTCCGGGTGTCTTGTGACACGGAAAAGTCCAGCAGGCTGCCGGTGATGAGATTAACTGGTGCGAGTCGCATGAAATATGCTCCTGAGTTGGGGGATAGCCGATTAGGCCTTGACGATGCCTTGGAGGGCGCGATTCGAGCAGACCATGTTGCCCATCCAGAGAATCGGCACAACGACCGCGTCCTGGTTGAAAGGCTTCGCCTCGTCCATCACGGTCATGTTCGCTTCCGAGTGGGTGACCAATTCGATGTAGTTCGTATTCAGAACGTACATCCGCGAAGCCGCCATGCCCGAGTTACCGTCGAAGACCACGGGGATTCCGTGGTACTTCAAGTTCATGAAACCGCCGTCGGCCATGTCCTGATCGACGTATTGCTTCATGGTGAGCTGGCCGCCCTCGAAGAACTGGTAATAGTCGTTCGAGGAAACGATCAAGTCCGGCCGGTCGTTGTTGCGGGTCAGCTCCAGCAGCAGGGGCAGCAGCAGCGATTCCATCACGCCTTGGACAGCAGAGGGGGTAATCGCGGCGCCGCCCTGGATCGGGGCTGCGGCCGATTGCACCTTGTTCTGCCAGAAGGCCCAGGTGCCGGCGTTGATGCCGCCGACGGTATTCGTCGGGGTGTCGGCGACCATCTTTTGCAAACCGTCGATCTGGTTCAGCAGGGTTCCATCGGCGTACATATCAGCCGAGAAGTTGTTGCCGAAGGTATTGATCGCGTTTTTCACGCGCGATTTTGCCAGATTCGCCAGGCGCTGCGGACCCGAGTTCATGCGGAGTTCCGAACCCGAGGAAACGACGTTGATCGCGATGTTCCGCCAGTTGAATTCCGCCGCGGTGAAGACGTCGGATTGGGCCACGTTCAGAACGTCGAAGCCGGAGTACCGCTGGTAAGTGCCGTTGGCGGCGTATTCCAGAGGCTGGACGATGGAGTAACCACCGGATTCCTCGCGGGTTTTGCCCTTCTTCGCGAGTCGGCGATAGAGGGCGTTGTGGTTCGAGAAATTATCGGCGATTTCCTTCTTGTGGTTCCGGAAGGTGGTCGTGACAATCTCGGTGAAGACTGCATTGGGAGAGGGCATTTTGGTGCTCCGAGGAGATTAGTGCTTGGAATTTCCGTAGTGAGCATTCACCACGGCGTCGATTGTGTCACTGATGGAGCCTTTCCGTTGTCGCGGAGGGGGCGCTTCGTCAGCTACCACGTTCACAAACTGACCGGAGGCTGGATTCCGCGGTTTCCCGGCTGGCGCAGTTGCTTGCTGTTCGGCAAGAACCTTCGCGCGCACGGTGGGATTCGCGTAGATCGCAATGTCATAGGCGCTTTGGAGGTCAGTCGCGGCGCCGGATTGGATAAGGCGGAGAATGTCGTTCCCCACCGCATCGAAATACTTATTCGCCGGGTTCTTCGCGAACGCTTCGACGGTCTTTTGTTGCTGGGAAACGCCTTCGCGGTAAGCTTGCTCCGCGCGTTGTTGGGATTCCCGTTGAACGGCGAAAGCAGCGGCTTCGGCTTTCGCCAGCCGGGCTTCGAGCGCGGAATAGGCCGCGTCAGGGCTCGCAGGAACGCCGGAAACGTCGATGCCGTATTCGCGGAAAATGTCAACCGCCATCTGGCGCTTCTGCTCCAGGGGCATATTGGGATTCAGGAGCTGAAGATGGGTATTCATCAGCCCTTGCATGATCTGGACGGGATTCACGTCCGGATGCTGCTGGAAAATCGGGGCGAAAGGCTTGACGAGGGTGTCCCACTGCTGGTGGCCAGCGGCGTACATTTGGAATCCTCGCATAACGTCGGCTTCGCGGGCGTAGACGTATTCGTGGAGTGCGGGGTCAGCCTTTTCCCAGAGCGGCGCCATATCCTTTTTCCAGGACTTGGGAAGCGGCTTGAGGACGGAGTTTACCCCGGGGGTGATTTCGCCGGCTGGGGGAGTCGTTCCGGGAGCGGCTTCCGGCTTCGGGGCGGCTTCAGGAGCAGGCGCAGCCGCAGCAGGCGCGACGATTTCCTCGGGAAGCGTGGACTCCGAAGAAGGGAAAAGCTCCGAACCAATATCGCCAGCAACCGAGCTAGCGAAGTCGTCGGGGTAAGTCGTTTCAAGATCGGCGGGGGAAGGCATATTCAGCTTTCAAGTTTTCCAGCGTTGACAAGTTCGCGGACGGTCGAATCAATCGAATCCGCAACAGGGGCAAAGGCTTTTTCAGCAACTTCAACTTTCCGGCGAGCGATATCTTGTTTCACCCCCGGCTCGTTGATGAAGGAACCCGACTTGAGGAGGTCCTCCCGCTGGGCGGAACGGGAGTTTATCCATTCCCCGGTCCCGGGGCTTTGGTACGGGGTGATATCTGTGTGAACCGCCGGGGCACAAAGCATCCGCGCGAAAGTACCCCCGCAATCGCAGGTCGGGAGATTATCGTATTCCGACATTCTCCGAAAAATCTCGCGCGTTTCCGTGCAAATTTCGCAGCGGATTCGGTAGATCGGCATTTAGGCGGCTCCAGATGTAAGGGGAATTGTGGACTGCTTCGCGGCGATTTGCAACTGCGCGGCTTGAAGCTTGATTCCGAGGAGCTCTTGGTCGTTTTGGATTTTAGCCAGCTTGTAGGCAGTTTCTGCAGCGAGAATCTTTCGATCCGCGGCGATCTTTTCGAGTTTAGCCTGAGCCTCGGCTTTGACGACGGCGAGTTCTTCCGGAGAAGGCGGGGGTGGGCCTTTAGGGGCTTCTTGCGGCGGCGGGGCCTGGATTTTCCCGATGACGTCGGCAAAGTCTTGGGAGAACTTGAACCGCGAGGAAACGCCGACGAGGATTGCCTTGACGGCTTCGAGGCCGGTCGGGCCAAGGGACATTAGGGGTTGGAGCCCGGAAGAGAGCTGCGCCATCGCGTTCATGTATTCCGAAACCTCAGACTTGTCCTGGGCGGTATCCAGGTCAATCGTGGACGAGGTTTGGATATTCACGGTGAACGTCCGGTTCGCGTCGATTTTCAGTTTCCCGAGGATCGCTTCCCAGGTCGGGGCAGAGAGCGTTGCGATGATTTTCGGGTCAGGCTGGGGAGGTGCCTGGGGAGGCTGACCGGGAGTTTGCTGGGGAGGTGCCATACTCGCCATGCGTTGGTTGTATTCCAACTGCTGCTTGGCGATGGCTTTTTGTTCCTCCGTAGGGAACTCCATTTGGGTAATCGCCGCCCACTTGTCCGCGGGGATGTGGTCTGCCCCGCAGTCGATGGACATGCGGAAAAGGTCCCGGGCGTAATTCCCGACGAGGGTTTGCATCCGACGAAGGCGGACGGTGCCCCATTTGGCTTTCAGGTCCTGCGCGGTGGCCGTTTCCGAGGCGACAGAAGACCCCCGGATGATATCCGAGATACCCGTCAGCTCGTAGATTACCTGCTTGATCGCTTCCCGGGCTTTGTAAAGTTCCTGGGCGACGACGATGAGCTTTTCGATGGGGAGCAGCCAAATTTGCTTGTCGAATCCCCCGGACTGGGCCAGCATCGCGGCTTCTTCAGCGGCGATAAGTTCGTTTTCTGAAGTTTCATCAGAGAGAATCTTCTTCAGGGAATCCCCGAGAAGGGAGTTATACGCCCCGCGAACGCGGATAGCAGAGAGGACTTTGTTCAACCGGACGGAAACGCGGTTGAGTTCCTCGGCCTGGTTTTTGTAGAACCGGAATAGAGGGATCGGGGCGAGTTTTCCGGGCTTCGCGGTCAGGCAGAGCAGGCCGGGGGTTGGGTAAAACCCAACGAGGCCGAGCGGATCGGGAGAGGTTTTGAGAACAGTCTTATTCCATTCCTCGGAGAGGAAATAAACCGTCTTTGTGGCCTTGTCCCAGACTTCGTAGACACAGCAGTCTTCGGAATCCGCGTCGGAATCGGCGGAGGGCTTGTATTCAATCTGCGCCTCGTCCGGGGAAATGGCGAATTGCTTTAGCATCTGGTCGCGCTTCATCGGGTGCTTGAAAGCGAGCCAGGGGACTTTTGACCAGCGGGTGGCTTTTCCCCAGATCAGGGTCTGAAACGCGCCGGATTCGTAGACAAGGGGGAAGCTCCGGTCTTCGACGTAGCGGATTCGGACGTAGCCCATGCCCGGGACGAGGGATGAAAGCACCGCGTCGGACATGGCGGAATCGAAGCAGTCTTCCCCGGGATTTCCGGGGTCAGCCGCGACGGTGAGGAAACGCTGGCAAACCTCGGGGATAGGTTTTAGGTTCTCTCCCCGGAAACGCGTCCGGATATCGGGCTTCGGGGTCGCGGAATACAGCGCGGGGAGAAGCACCTCGGTGTTCGAGTAGAGGATGTTGTACGGGGTATCCCCTTCCGCGTTGTCCTTGTCCATGGAGTAGATTTCCAGAGCGGAGTTCGCCTCTTTCCACCAGCCCTTGGTGAATTCGGCTTCCCGGGCCTTCACTGCGGTGAGAAGGTCGCCGGCAAAAGTCCGCTTGGCGGCTTCGGCCTGCTCGGGAGAAGGGGTGGCTACGTTTGCTTCGTCGAGGGCCATGGTTAGTACCTATTTGAGAGTGAGCGGTTTCTCGCGGCTTGCTTGGCGATGAGTTCGTTAATCGTCGGCATTGCGCGAGCGTGGGTGATATCGGAAGACCGGACTTTCTTCGCCATGCGAGTCATCGGCCGGGACATTACGGCATACCGGGTTTCGTCCGCGGCGTGATCTTCCGCGTCGGTATCCAGGTCTTCCGGGTTCTTGTCGTCGTGTTGGAGAAACGGGAGCGTCCGGATAGTATTCTCGCAGGACTCGTGGAAAAGGAGAAGGGTCGAACTTGCATCCTCGCCAGCGGCCAGGCGTTTCCGGATTTGCTCCCAGCCTGGCTCGCGGGCATTATCTCCCCGGAACCAGGAGGTTCCTTCGACGATCATCATTTCCGCGATGGACGGGCCACCGTTGGTGATGAAGATGGAAGGATCGGCGACGCCGTAGCTGGGTTTTAGGTTCGCCTCCCGTTTGAGAATACCCTGGGCAACCAAGTCAGCCGTCATTTTCAGGCCCTTATTCGGCTTCCCGGTCCAGCCGTACCATTCCTGGTATTTGATCAGAGCGTCTTTAGCATATCCAAAAGTGCCATCAGAGACACAATACCAACCGACAGAGAATGGGGCAGAAGAACCCCAATCCAGCGCACGAAAGCGAGTAACGTGCGGAGGCAGAATGAGTTTTCCGGTGATGACATGTTTTTCCTCGGCGAATTCTGAAAAGAAGGTTCCGTCAACGCCGTTCCAATCGCCTTCGAGCCAGGCTTTGACGAGGGCTTCGGAACCCGTTTGGCGGAGGCGGAGGACGTAGGAAGGGTCGTTTTCGAGGAGTTTCCGGTTGTCTTGCAGCTTCGCGGGGATGAATACCCGCTCGATGAAGGACATGACGGTAACGCCGGGTTCGATTTCGACTTCCTCTTCCTCGCGGATAACGAGATAACCCTTCGGAGCGGGGTCGATGTAGCGGTCTTTCACCCAGTGGTGGCCCGGGCCTCCGGGGTTTCCGGTCAGCCGGATTCCGCAGGGGACACCAGCGGCAGAGCGGAGCGTGCCTTTTAGCTTCATGATGGGCTCGGGAAATGGGAAGTTGGTAACTTCCTCGACGTAAACCCGGGTGTACTCATGGCCTTGGTATTCTTCCGCGTCCTCGTCGCGTTCGAGGTAGGCGAATTTCAGAACCGCCCCGTTAGGCATGAGGAGTTCTTTCTTCTGCTCGTGCCATTTCGCGCCGATTTTCGCCCCGTAGCGTTTGAAGCGTTTGATGATATCGGTAAGCTGGGTAAGCTTCCGGCGGACGAATAGCCCGGCAGCATGTTCGCCGTAAAGGCCCGCGTGAGAAAACCAGTCCCCGATGGAGGCTTCGGTTTTTCCACCACCCCGGGCTCCGCCGTAGAAGACTTCGAAAACCGGGCAGGTTACGAGGTCGGTCTGCGGGCCGGGTTGCGGAGTCCAGATGATTTCTTGGGGGGTCATTCTGGGAAAAGGGTTTTTAACTTGGCGAGGGATTCGGCAACGGACTGCCCCCAGTGAGAGCCGTAGTTTTGTTGGAAATACTGATTAAGCGCATGGGTTCCGAGAGCTTCCGCCTGTTCGGAAGTGAGTTCTGGGAATTTAACCTTGAGTTCACCCGGGGTTATCCAGGAGTCGGGGTTACTCGGGGCAGTGACGGCGAGGTAGTCTTTGATAGGGGAACTCTTCTTCGCGGAAACCCCCGGCGACAGTAGTTTTCCCAGACCGGAGGTATCGAAACTGGGCAAGGGTTGCGTTTCCCAGCCGGATTTAACCGCGTCGAGTTCTTTAAGCAGGGTTTCCGTTAAATGCGCAGGGGGTTCTCCGGAGTTTAGGTAGTCCGGAGATGTCTTGTAGGCGTGAACAGCCGCTTTTAGTGGGTCATTCCCGGTTTTAATGGCGTAATCCGTAAGCAACGAGAGCTGCCCTTCTGGAAAATAGTCGAAATGCCCCATTTCCCAGGATTTCGTCGAGGCGGTTTCGTCCAGGAACGGCGAGCCGAAGGTTTGGCCTTGCGGAGGATTCTGGGAAGATAGTGCCGCGAGAAGTTCGTCGTCAGCCGCAGCTTGGGAAGCCCGAGGTTCCTGGCGTTTCGCGAGGCCCCGGGTGAGGATTGGGGACATTTTTCCCGAGGCTTGGATAGACCTCCCGGCGTCGAGCCGGTCAGCGGCGGAAGCGGAAGCCGGCAAACGCTCGAAAGCCAGGCCGCGGCGAAGAGCCGCTGTTTCTAGCCAGGGGGAGGAAGAAGAAGTCACAATCCCGGAGAAAGTATCCGGGTTAAGCTTTGTCTGCCCGAAGCGTTTAACCTCACCATAGTCCGAAGGAGCGGTTTTAATCTGCTGGAGGATTCGTTGGGCTTTTTTAGCCAGGGAAGCGACCTCGGTTGGGGAGACTCTGTTGTCAGCAGCCGCCCAGTGGATTGGGGCGCCGTTTAGAGTTTTGCCCGAGGCAAGCATCCGGAGCTTGTCGATATAGCCCAGCCCGGAGAATTCGTAGGGGAGCCCCACGGAAGTGGTTAAGGCTAGGCCCTCGTTTTCAGCTTGGGCTAGTTGGGAATGCCCGGTGTAGTTTCCAAGAAGCTTCCCTCCATAAGGGGAAGCAGCGTAATCCTCGAAGGACTGAAAGTGCGGGGACATGCCGACGCGTTTATCGAAAACCGAACTGCCGAGTTCCCGGGCTTTTTTCTCGGGAAGGTTGTAGGCCTCTTGGAAATTTCGGAAACGGGAAAGGCCTTTTCCAAGGGCGTTTTGGCCTTCTTGGTGGATTCCGCCGGCGGGGTAGACGGGAACGAATTGGTCAGCGAGCCGCGAGTTCGCGAATTCGCGAAGATGGTCGAGGTAGTCTCGCTTTGAAACGTATCCTCGGGATTTGTCATAAGCCAGCGTCCCGTTGTCGATGCGTTTCCCGAGAGCGTCCCCGTGGCGCGGAGAAAAGGAATCCGTCGCGGTGATAATGGTTTGGTCGAGCTTCGGCTGGAAGCGGCCAGGTTTGGGGATTAGCCAGGTATCAGGACTGGAAAAGCGGGAAAGGTCCCCCCGGGTCAGGGCGAGGGAGAGGTTATAAAGCTCTAGAGGAAGGTCTTTTCCGAGGTCATCGGTTGATCGGAGGGTGGAGAGTTTTCCAGCGGAAGTCCCGTGGGAGAGGGTTATTTCCGGATCAACGAGTTTTGGGGAACGAGGAGTCCCCCCGTAGAGCGCGTTGAGTTGGCCTTTGGGCATGCCCTTTTCCAGATCGAGGAGTTTATCCGCGGCTTTAAGGGCGGTTTTCCGGGCGGTATTCGCGGGGGCCGAGATAAACGGCAGGGAAGCAAGCCCACCTTCAAGAACATCCGGGGCAAGGCGAAGGGTTTGGCCTTTTCCCGAAGTTAGCGGAAATCCCCCATGGCGGTCATCCCAGAAGCGGGCGGCTTCTGGGAGCCCAAGGAGCGAAGACCAACCGGAGGTAATCCCGACACCAGCGCCTTCGGGAAGAGGCAGCGCCTGGGCAACGATGTTATTCGGGTCTCGGGCATAGGAATCCAAGCCGGAGAAAAACTTTGCCAGACCCTTGTAAAGGGGGTTTCCCTTGATCGGGCCGATTTGCGCGTCGAGGGCATCGCTCATTTGGAGATTTCCCGAATGGTGTCGTCTTTAGCCTTGGAAGAGGCTGAGGACCCGAAGAAATAAGAGAGAATCGTGGAAGCCCCGGTCCCGAGAAGGAAACCGAGAATCGTATCCGCGAATCGGACGTTGGCAGTCGGGATAACCCCGAAAGTCACGCAAGAAACGTAGATCATGAAGAAAGCGGACCAGACTAAGGCGAAAACCTGGAGAAACCGCTTGTCGATATGCGGGGCTTCCATGGGGTTAACCTATCATCGGGGGAGGGGCCATTTCGCCGGGTTCCGGGGGTTCCTGGGCGTCTTCCTTCTGGGTTAGAAGAATCACGATTTTCGCGACGGCCTGCATTTGCTCCGGGGCGAGGGGCGGCTGAACGGTTTGGAGGGCTTGGAGAATCATCTCCGGGGGAATACCCTCGGGGTGAGGGGCGCCGGGAGGCATACCACCTTGCGGGCCGGGGGGCGGGGCCATTTGTCGGGAAACGACGTTATCAGCGACGTTGTTCACAAAATCGAGATTTGCCATTTTGGTTCCTGGTAGAAATAGGGGGTTAACCCCGGGTCGCATTTTCGATGATTTCGGATACCCCCCGGGGGGTCCGGTCGGAGAGCCACTGCGCGGAGTTTTGGGCCGGGGGCGGGATATTCACAACGTAGAGGGATTGCTGGATGGCCGGGGCTGCGACGCGGGTGTTTTTATCCCCAACGCCGAGTTTCGCAATAGCGACGAGGTCCTTATGCGAGATATTCGCGGCGGGGTTATCCAGCCTGTCGATGATCTTTTCGAGCGCCTTCCCAGCAATAGCGTCGAGTCGCTCGTTAATCGACGCTACGATCTTTGGGTCGGTGAGTTCGGCTTTTCTCTCACGAAGACGTTCTTGGAACGCATCGGAGTTAACGACAATACTCATCCAGGTCTGGGTATACCCAAACCGCTTGGCAAGTTCCCCCTGGGAAATCGCCGGGTTCATCACAATCTCGTCGATAATCCCCTCATGCGGATACCGAACCGTTTGCAGCGTCTGTTTCTCGGCCATGTTGCTTCCTTTTCGCCCACAGAATACCCCAACCCCGGGCTTAAGGCAAACTTCGACTTAAAGGTGAAAAAGGGTTCCAGTAAACGCATGATTTGAAATCCAAAATATGCCTAGATGGACAGCCCCGCTAAACCCCCTCCCTGGCACCCCCCCATGTTCGGGGATACCCCCGGGGGTTTAGGGCAGGGGATAAGGGAATTCCCGAGATAATGCCGGGGATAAGGGAGGGAGATAACCGGGGAAATACTCGGGATAAGTGCTAGAGCTGGGGTTATCTAGGGAGGGGCTAGGGAATAGGGAAAGGAAACTGGGGAATCAGGGATAACCGAACCCAAACCCCGGGATAAGGGAGGTTTTTAAGCTATTCCGGGGGAGGGACAGAAGTTTCCTTGTAGGTTTGTCCTAACAACCCTCTAGGATCACCGTAACAACCCTCTATCGTCGTATTTTGCTATCTGACCCCCTCCCCTCTCTAGGGCTCTAAATAGATGATGAGTATACTGATTATTTTTTTTCTTAAGATTGTAACAAGACGTAACCAAGCCCAGGAGGGAGGGAGGGAGGGGGTCTAGCTAGCAAAATACGAGGATAGAGGGTTCTCACGGTGATCTTACGGGGTTGTTAGGGCAGGGCTTGCCCATAGGGGAAAATCCATAGGCCCGGGTTCGCAGAAAAAGCTTGACAACACCCCGGAAGCCTGGGCCGGGGAAAGCTTACAGAATCCTGTGGATAACCCGGGAATTGTGGATAAGGCTGTGGGGAAGCTGGGGATAAGGCTGTGGATAAGGCTGTGGATAAGTCACTCTCATAATGTGAAAAACGGCGATGGTTGAACGAACGGGGTGCGGTTAATACCCAGGTAGCCCTAAACGGAAAAAAGGCGTAAACGCCCGATTAGGGGCCTTCCCGGGGCATGTTGGTTTGTACAGTATTTTCCCATTTTCCCTAAGGGTTTTCCCGGGGGGGCTAGGGCTAACCGGGTTTTCTGGCATGGTTCCTGCTACGCGCGCACGCGCCCCCGCGCCTTCTGATTCAGCTAGGGAAAACCCTAAGCCCGCATCAGGGGTGAAACGCGGTAGACTACAGCCCTGCCCGGGGAAACGGGCAAACGGGAACGGCGCCGAATATCTGCCGAATAGCATGGTGAGAGAATGAACGATTTTGAATATCTGCAAGGGGTTTCGATTATTAAGCTTCAGACTGCTGCACGCATGGCAGGTTTGCGGTTTAAGAACGGCGCCCCGGGTTTTGATAAAGCGGGGATTATTCAAACCCTTATGGGGCATCCTTCGATTCTCCGGGCGACTATCGCAAGCATTAAGCGGATGGAAGGGGAGAATATTCCCGCGCCTCAAATTACCCCGTTTTCTCTCATGGACGATGTAGAGGCTGAGAGTAAGCCGCAGTTTATGCCACCAGTCCCGGCGATTCCCCAGGTTACGCAAACCCCCCAGGGGGCCGGGTTTCAGGTTTCCCCGGAACAATGGGATAACGTCCTCCGCAAGCTTGGCGGGATTCACTCCGATTACCTTACCCGGGGGCAGGGCCGGGAAATAGCCGTACAAGTCTCTAGCGCCGCTGTAGCCCCTTTGCTGGGCTCTATCGAAGCCCTCAAGGCTAAGGTAATCGAACTTGAGAAACGCGCCCCAGTGGTTTTCGAAGTTAACCAAGTGAAAACCCCCGAGGTTACCGGGCAACATTTTCTTTTTCCGAAAATGGTTATGTTTCTGGAATCTCAGGCGCTGGAATATCGGAATATTATGCTGATTGGCCCGGCTTCGTCGGGTAAGTCTTCCGCCGCACGGGCTTTTGCGGGGCTTAAAGGGTTGAAGCTTTATTCGCAGCCGCAAACGGTTGACTCCTTCGGGGTTCTGGGTATCGAAACCCCGAATAAGATAATCGTCACCCCCTTTGCCGAAGCTTGGCTAAATGGCGGGGTTTTGCTTATTGACGAGATATCCATGAATGGTGCCGATGCTATCGGGGCAATGAATGATGCCCTTGCGGGGGGTTACGCGCCCCTCCCCGGGCATGGATACGTTAAACGGCACCCAGACTGCTACGTTATCGCCGGGGATAACTCCGACACTGGGGCATCCGCGAAGTATTCAAGCCGGCAGGTTCTAGACGGGGCTACCCTTGACCGATTCATCCGCATGGAGTGGCCGATTGATCCCGCCCTAGAGGATAGTCTAGCCGGCGATTCCCGGGCATGGCTGGCCGCTGTAAGGGCCATCCGGGCTTATATCGACAATCGGGATATTGCCCACGTTGGAGCCACCATCCGGGCGCTTATTCAAGGTCGGGATATGCTCCGGAACGCCCCTAGCCTTACCCGGCTGGATATCCTAGAGGCCACCTGCCGTAAGGGCATTTTGGTTGATTCCTGGGCGCAGGTTAAATCCCTCCCCGAAGTTACCCGCTTTTTGCAAGGGGCCTAATCATGGCGGTATTCTCACCTGAAACTATGGCCTTATTCCCCGTGGTTGATAACCTGGGGGTTTCTCAACACTACGGGGGCGGGGAGATTTCTAAAGTCTTCCACTATAAAGGCGGGTTAGGCCCCCTTATGGATGCCCTCAAGGCCGATTACACCATGCTTGCCCCGTATGCGAAGGATCGGGAATCCTGGGCGGGGCAGCTAAACGGGGAAACCACAAAGGGCATGATTGAATCCGCCCATTGTGAAACGGCGTTTAGGGAATACCAAAAATCAACCGCTGGCCTAGTCCGCCCCCTCACCCGGGGAAAGCCTGAATTATCTGTAATCGGGGGTTCCTTCTCCGTTGGCCGGCTTGAAATAGGCCACCCGGTATCCTGCTATCGTCGGCCTAAAAAGAAACTCCCCGCGCAACGCCTGGAATTCTCTATCTCCGTCTCAGCCGGAACCAATCACGCGGACGTAACCCGGGAATTCTCTAAGATCATCGTCGCAGCTAATCGCTACCATTTGGCCGGGGGGATCGTTTCCCTCACCGTGCATTACTTCCTAGGCTTTCACAAGAAAAACCCGGAAACCGGGGCAGGGGGTATTGTCACTTCCCTAGTTATCCCCCTTAACTCTGCAAGCCTTGCAGCGTTTTCCGGGTCTATTCAATTTTTCCGGGCAGTGCTAATCCCCATGGCACAAGCCCTAAGCGGGGCCCAGCACGACTCCCTCACCGTCCTTCGCTTCACTGACCCGAAACGGGCTATCGGCATCCATGGATGCGCCAAGGATGCAGCGGCCAGCGTTGCAGCCCTGAAAATCGAAGAGGACTAAGCCCCCCAGGGCAAGCCCCCAGGAATCGCCCCGGACCTAGGCCCCTTCGGGGGCTTGTTTCATCCTGGGGCCTAGAGGGCAGGGCTAGCCCCGAGGAAGGGGTAAGGGCACCCCCGAGGGCTGAAAGCCCCGCCAGCGCCCAGCTAGGCCCCTTCCTACCCCCTTCCCGCGTGATCCCGTATCCCCCCGCTTTGCAACGCCCCCACTTGCACCCAGCGCACGCCCCGGGCAAAAACGCCCCCCTCCCTTATCCGTTACAAACTGTTACACCCTTCCTCGTTGACACGGCCCCCGGTTTCCCTTAAAGTTCACCCATCGCAACACAGCACCCCGCAGACAGAAAGGCCCCGTACCATGAAAACCGTTTTCCTCTTCGGCGCCCTGCGCGTCGTCCTCGATGATCTGACCGGACGCGTCGAAGCCATCCTCGATGCCGTTTCCGGGAAAAACGCCTCGGGCATCTTCTCAGATCGCTACATCAGCGAAGCGGCCACGAAAGCCCACCTCGCCTGGGCTTCGCAAGCCGATCATTGACAGCATTGATTGAGGGGGCTACACTACCCCCTCCCCAATGCTGCCGCCCGGCGCATTTTCCCCCTCAACCCTCCCAGGAGATTTTCCCCATGACCGACGAAACCAACACCACCAACGAAACCGCCCCGGAAACCAAGCCCGAAACCAAGCCCTCGACCCGGCAAATGTCCTTCACCGTCCTGGACAGCGGGGAAATCCGCGCGGAATTCGGCCCCGGCCTGGAAGCCCTGACCCTGAACCCGGCGCTGGTCCCGGAATCGCTGATCGCCGCAGCCGTCACCGAGGGCCTGATCGCCCGTGCTCGTTCCTACGGCTCGAAGCTCGAAGGCGAAGCCCGCACGCCGGAAGCCCTCCGCGCTGCCACGGCGAAAGCTTTCGAAAACATGCTGGCCGGTATCTGGAAGGTCGAACGCTCCGGCACTGGTGGGGAATTCCCCATTGAAGTTGAAGCCGCCTGGGTTTTCCGCCAGAAGCGCGCAGTCAAGGCCGGCAAGGATATCTCCGAAGCCGGAACCCTGGAACAAACCGCCGAGGCTTTCGGCAAGCTCACCGACGAGCAGAAAAAGGAACTCAAGGGCGTGGCGCTTTACAAGGTGGCCTACGCCGAAGTCAAGGCCGCCCGCGATGCCGCGAAGCTGGCGAAGCTCCAGAAGGAAGCCGAAGCCGAAGAATCCGGCCCGGAAGGCTTCTGATCCTTTCCCCAGGGCTTCGGCCCTGCCCCTTCGGGGGCTTTGATTAGGGCCTTCCCTAATCAAAGCTCACTGTGGGAATTCTCCCCGGCTTTTTCCCTTGAAAGGGGAATCATCATGGCACAAAAGCAAGGCGGAAAAGGTAAGTCCTCCTCCCCCTCTTCAGTCGCGTATTGGAAGCGCGTCTCCCCTTCGGCCCAGAAGGCGAAGCGGGCAAATCAGCATGCCAAACGCATGGGGAAAACCCACACGAAGCTGATCGAAGCTGGCGCGTTTTCCCTCCCGGAATTCCCCAAGCTCCGGGCTTCCTTTTCCCCGACTCTCCCCGTTCCCATGGCTTCCCTTCGGGAACTCCCCAACGTCGCCAAGCTCGGCGGGGGTTTCGTCATCGCCGATGGCGTCATCCTCGACGCGGCAACCCGGACGAACGAACTCCACGCGGCCTATGGGAATTCCCGCACGGTTCCCCGCCGCATTGTTCGAATCACCCCCTTCGGCCTCTCCACGGTTGAAGAAACCCTCCGGTAATTCCCCGGAATTCCCCCTCCCCGCGAATCCCTCCCCGGCTCTGCTAACGCATCCGGGGATTCTTACGCCCGCTCGGGGAATTCCCCAAACCTAGGGTAACTCCCTATCCCATCGGCCTCGTTTCTAACCTAGAATCACACCATGGCCCGATCTAAGTCCCTCGCTGCTTATCCCTCCACCATGACGGAAGCCCTACACCGGGCCGTGGACCTCGGGGAATTCCGGATTAAATGCGAATCCCCGAAGCACGTTGCCGCCCTCCGGCTGCACTTCTACGGGCTTTTCTCCGCCCTCCGGCACGCCGGGAAGCCCGACCTCCCCGACCTGCTTTCCCTCGTCATTTCCTCCGGAACCTCGGAGCTAATCCTCCGCCTCCGGGACAACGACCCGATGCTAGACGCCGTTTCCGCCGCGCTCAAAGCCTCCCCCGGGGCTTCTTCCCCTCCCCCTGACTCCGCCGACGCCTCAGCC